TCGCGTAACCCTCTTTAGTTCAAGTTCAGTATTTTATTGCTAAACCTTATTAGCTGCAAACCTTAAACTGGAGCTAGATCCCCCAACCCAAATGAAACGTAAAACCCAATACGGTGCCATGCCCAAGAAGAAGGCCAGAGTTCAGGCCAGAGTTGCTGGACCCGGTGTCCAAGCACTCAGGGGCAGAGTAGCAAAGGGTTACACCAGAACCTCGGGGTTCTATGGAAGATTCCCACCATCTGGCTCTGAGAACAAATTCTTTGACACTGCTGTTGGTTTTAATTACGATACCGTTGGAGAAGTTCCAGCTACAGGCCAGCTGTGTTTAATCCCACAGGGAGTCACAGAATCAACACGAGTGGGAAGAAAATGTGTAATCAAATCGATTCAAATCAGAGGGAGAAATATAACTGCCTACGCGGCAACTGCAAACCCCGTTGGAAGTACTCACCTCTTCCTCATATTAGATAAACAATGCAACGGGGCTGCAGCTGCAGCCGCGGACGTGTTTACAGGAACTGGATTCGATATAGTAATGAGAAACCTATCCAACAACGAGAGGTTTCAGGTATTGAAAAAGTGGGAATACACTTATGGAGGAAAAGGAGGGGTCGCTGCAGCTGTGCTCAACGAATGCAAGCTCATTAAATACTTCAAAAAGTGCGACATACCCTTGGAGTTCTCTTCAACCACTGGTGCTATCACAGAGTTGAAGAGTAACAACCTTTTCTTCATGGCAGGAGCAACAGGAGCAGGAGGATTAGATGACCTCATAGCTTTTGAAGGAACTGTCAGGCTCCGATTCTCTGACAATTGATGAAATCAAATAAATGTTACACTTCTCTTGTTTAAGTTCAGTATTTCAATGGACGATCAAGAGGAATATTATCACAAGTCTCTACCCAGTCCACCAGAGCTTAAATTCTTCGACACCACCCTTGATTTCACAATACCCATCACATCCACAGTACCAACAGGCGGTCAACTGGCGTTGATCCCACAGGGAAGTACACAGAGCAAAAGGATAGGAAGGAAATGCACTGTTCGTTCTATACAGCTGAACATGAACCTGTTCAGCAGTTGGGGTGTCAATGCCAACCCCAACTCTATCAGTGCAATACATCTTGTACAAGATATGCAATGTAACGGCGCAGCAGCAGCAGTCTCTGCTGTATTCGATAGTTCTGATGTCACCGTTGCTTTACGAAACATGGCCAACAACCAAAGGTTTCGAATCTTAAAGAAGTGGAAGAACTTTTGGTACTCCATGGCAGGTCAAGGAGCAAATTATTGTGACATTGCCTACAATATCGAATGGTATGATAAGGTAAACATTACATTGGAGTTCTCAGGAGCTACTGGTGCAATCACAGAGCTCAAATCGAACAACCTGTTCCTCATCGTTGGTATGATGGAAGCAGGCACGTTAGACAACGTTGTTAATGTCTCGGGAAAAGTCAGAATAAGATTCACTGACGATTAATTTATTCTGTTGTTTGTCAAATACATGATCATATTTTCCAAAGAGTTGTTTATTGCGTCTGCAAAAAACGTCTTCACATTTCCCTCTCGGGGGAAGTATTTGGAGACCGTAATTCTTCTGCCGATAGCCTCACTGTCAGTTTTAATGTTCGGCCACCAATCAACGGGAAGGAAGTTCGAAGTGATGATAATTGTACTATTGACAACCGAGGTATGACTTCCTTTAACTCCAGGACCAAATGGATAACGGTCGCATAATCTAAGGAAGTAGTGGTAAGGCATCCAGCCTGGACCGAAGTCATCGATAACAATTGTGTCTCCTGGATTATATCCGTCGAACCAGTCGGAATGGGGTAGCTTCCAGTACTGTTTGTCTGTATCACCGTAATCTCTTGCCCACCGTGACTTGCCAGTTCCTGGTGGACCGTAACAGTAGATAATCTGCGGCGCACTATCTCGCTTGGGGGCAAGTATACGAATGGCTTCTTTGAAACCGTGGTGGTATCTGAAGAACTCACTGGGGTGTTTTTCGAGGATATCCACAAGCGTATGTCCGCTTTTAATCAGTGAGTAACATTCGTTTAGTCCAGTAGTCTGTCCATGCTTACTTTGAGGAACGAACACGCCGTGTTCCCACGGTCCATCCAGATATGTGGGATCCACATCATCCGAGAGTTTTCCTTTACCAGGGGTACAGTAGCTTCTGGCCTGTTCAGCAGTACCCCTTCTAATCTCCCAGTGAGCTTTAGGCAACATCTTCTGCACTTGAGTGAGCCTTTTGGGTTTCTTCGTGTTGAACTCAACATATCCCTGGTAGTGAGGCTGACCAGTGTCAGCGATCTCCAGCTGGTAGATCAGGTACTTTGCATCCGCAAAGTCCCCTGGATCCAAGAGCACATGGTCTGATAATGTGTGGTTCAGGTTGAGTGTGAAACACCAACCGAGTGCTTGCTTCCTGCCATCCCCGTCACTTGCCAGCTTCTTAACAGCCTCTGGTTCATCCATTCCCTGTGCTGCCAATAGAGTTTGTTCATCTTGGATCCATGTGTTATCGGAACTGGTGCATTCTTCTCCAGTTTCCTCTTTTTGGGAGGTGGCGGGAGGCCGCACCTCCTTTCCCGAGTCATCATGATAGGAACCAAGGATGGTTCTTGCTCTGTCAACGGAGCTGACTCTGTAGAGGTCTGCACCAACCGTACTTGCTTTGGCAAGTCGTGCAAGTGCCCTTGCAGTTGGTGGGCTCCGTTGTTTAATGTTGGTATCTGTGAGGTCATCTTCCATTCAATTTATTCTAAATGGTGAATGGTTATATGTGTGTAAGGTAATACTGAACTTACACACATCGGATACTCGGCGACGACACTTTTCGTCGCACATAGACTCTTACTTATCTAAGAACTATCTGAGAATCTCAGATACTAATGAATAATCTGTGTTTCATTTCGATCTTACAGATCTCCATTACTAATGTAATTTACTAACAGGGTTTTACTAACGCTGTATCCCTGAGCCGGGATTTTCACGCCTTGTGAGCAGCCTATAGGCTTCTCACTACTGAGTCGCCATACTTGAACATGGCTCGGCAGTACACGGCGAAAACGGGCTCCACACGCCGGGCAGCGTGTTCTCGCCCGTTTTACTATCGTTTTAGAGGGTACATTTTACTGTGATTTGTTTTTTATTCTCTGTAAGTAATTTACCTAACCCTAGCCGTGTTCAATCATGCTTCGCATGATTTCCACTACAAACCATTCAATATATGCTATCGCATATATTTCATTGCCTTGCAGGAGCCGCTTCCGCGGGTTTAGGGTTGAGCTGCATTCAGAGTGTAGTGATTTATGCTAGGGTTACTCGCGTAACCCTCTTTAGTTCAAGTTCAGTATTTTATTGCTAAACCTTATTAGCTGCAAACCTTAAACTGGAGCTAGATCCCCCAACCCAAATGAAACGTAAAACCCAATACGGTGCCATG